GCGCCGATGCAGGAGAGGTCTTGATACGACGGCGTGAAGTCCAGGTCTCCGTAGTAGTTGATCTGCGCGATCTCATGTTCCGGCGACGTGCCCACGGTCGTTTGCACGTTCTCGTACGGGAACGCCTCAGCAAACCTGGCGTAGCCGTCAAACATTGACTGATACTCAGGATCTGCCCAGCCCAGGCCAATATCAAACTTGGGCTCAAGCTGCGACATCTTGCGGTTGACGCTATTGAGCGGGTTGATGATGTAGCCGGTAGACGAAACCTTGATGCCACCTGCCGTAGTGCTTACCTCACTGTTGCTGCTGGCGTCGAGCGCAACAACCCTTGACACCTCCTGCTGCCGGATCTCCCAGCTTGTCATGGGGACAAACCTCGTTTCCCATCGCTTCGCTGACGGGTACTCGATGCGAAGGTAGTTGTTCACTTCCTCTCCGCTGACGCCGGCAATAGCGAACATTTCCGAGAACGTCTGCCAGGTTATGCCACGATCTTCGCTGTACTGCAAGGTGAACGCGCTGTATCTGCGGGTCTTCGTGGTGATAAGACTGCCGCTGCTGTCGTAGCGGGAAACCGACAGCACGCCATTGGCGGTCTTGCCCACTTGATTCTGGCCTGCCCTGCTGTTGATCTGCTCGATCTTCTCGCACGACCTAAAGCCAGTCACGCTATTTACGCTGATTCCGACTCGCGATTTAATAATGACTTCGCAAACCCTGAACTCACGCACTGCGCCAATAGAGGCGATGGCCATGCGGAATATCTGCGCGGCCTGAGAGCAGAGCCTGTAACGATCCTCGGTGCCGCTCGACAGCGCAGCAAGATCGTTGTCAGGGTCGTATTCAGGGGGGAGTAGCACAGTGCCGGACTCGGGTGGGTCCAGAAACTTGTCGTCGACAAATTGCACGCTCCCTGCTTGGACGACCTCAAATATGTACTGCATTGAGTTGCCGTCACCCACTGGCTCCTGTTCGGAGTCGCTGATAAAAACAGATTCGCTTGGGCTTTCTGAGATCCGCTCTTCGAGCACCGCCCAGCACGCGCCGATCCGGTATAGCTCGCCAGGGATCAGCGCCGAATCGGCGGAGTTCTGCACGCCGGCAACAGCAGCAGCGACGCCACCCATCTTCTCCTCGGCTTCTGCGTCGTCATCAATAACACGCGAGTTGTTCGTGTTGAACCTGATCGTTGTCTCTGCGTCGGTTGTCCCGGAAAGCACATAGCGTAATGAGTCGCCGACGTTGACGGCTTGTGTCACGATCTCGAAGTCATCCGTCGCCGGCGTGGTCCACGTCGAAGTCCCCGCGAGCTTGCGCTGCCGCAGGCCGCCCCGCATCGACCAGTAGTATTTGCCTTTCCAGATTTCAGCCAGAGCAGCGGCATCGTCGTCAGTTCGCACCTTGTCGCTGCTGCTGATTCTCGCTACGATCGTTGGCTGTATCGTTACATTGGCGCGGTGCATCATCGCGTTGGGGCACCAGCCATAAAGCCCGAATGCCGTGCTAGTTGACGGCGTTTCGATCATGCAAAACGCAGTCCTGTACTGCCCGCCCGCAAGCCTGACGGCAAACACATCCTGGCCGCCGTAGTTCTGCGAGTTTCCCGCATCCCTGGCTGCCTCCCTGCCGGCGATCAGGTGGCTACTGTTGATTCGACCGCCGCCGGGAGTGAAGTAGATCGAGTACCGTGCGCCTCGGCTTGTGCCGGTGTAAGCGTAGGCGCCGAGGGTGTTGTTGCCAAACGCCCAACCCCGTGGATCCCAGGCGTCCGCCGGCATGTTCGCCAGGCCGGCAAGGAAGATCCCCCGGAACATGGTCGAGCCGTTCCTGGCCAGCATCTGCGACCACAGCAGCGGCAACGAGACGCGCACGCCACCCAGATTGCCCTCGCGGTTGGCGATCACCACCGGCACGAACTGCCCCACCTCCGCCGGTTCCTGGATCGAGTCGAAGCCGTGGCGGGGGGAAGCCTTCTGGTTGCTGGTGCGGGCCCCGTCTCGGCTGCGCCTGACCGCGATGCGCGACTGCTTCTGCTGCTGCTGTGGGAACAGCGCTGCCGAAAGCAGCGACACGCCAACCGCGATGGCCAGGTTCACGAGGATCGGGACCACGGGCCCGCACACCGGCCCTTCCGCCGGCCTCTCGATCGAGCGCTTCAGCGTGATGGCCTTCCACTCCTGGTAGACCTCCTGTGACACGCCCAGGATCTCGGCGAGGCGTTTTTCGTAGGGGAGGAGTGGGATCATGTCGCGAGACGAAATAGCTTGAGGTCTCCGCAGGCGGAGATCGGCCCGACGACAAGGCGGCCACAATGGCGCACCGTGATGAAGGTTCGCTCGTTGGGTAGCACGCCGACGCCAAAGGTATCGTTGCCATTATCGAACCGGATCAGGGCCCCGGTCTCAGGCCGCTCGATCCGCTCGGTGCTCCCGTCCCAGTCGGCCCGCAAGCTGTCCCACTGCCCCTGCCTGGCCTCCTGATACCAGTGCTCCATCCAGTCTGCCGGCCAGGGCATCCCCAGCTCCTCCCGCGTCGCCTGAGCGGTCCTGAAGCAGCAGGCGGCCCGGCCCTCGCGGGGATCCGCCCCAAGCTGCCATGGCAGCCCCACCCATCCCCTGTAGAACGTCAAAACGTGATGCCTCCGCTGGACGGTAAAGGGCCGACCTGTTGCGCAGTAAGCCTGCGCGTTGGGGCGATGCCCGCCACAAAGTTTAGCGGATTGGTCAACGTGAGCGTAACAGGCGAGAAGTTGTCCACCTCTCCTGGTATGGAGTCTGCATAGGAGAAGGAGTCACAGACGCAGATCGTTGAGCTGAGGAAGTTAAGCTCGCTCCAAGTTGGGATGTCGTTCTCGTCGACAGGAGGCGTGCAGGCGAGTAGTACGGTGAGCACCTTAATAAACATTCGATCTTCAGACGCCTGCCACATTTTCGCTGCCGAGATAGCGTTGGCAGGCGCGATCAGTTCGTAGTCATCAGACTCGTTGCCGTTGGTGGAGATTGCGCCGGCAATGGAGAAAGGAGAAAACGTGTAGGAAAGACCGTTAAACGTGCGTGTTTCGTTGATGAAGAACGGCTGGTGGCGTTGCGGCACCGGCAAGGAGGCGCCTTGTGAGTCGAGGAACTCGATGTAGTGCGTAACGCTCAGCATTCGTCAATCCACTCCCACGTAGTCTCGCACATCCCTGCTGTTCCTCATGCCGGCGTAGGCCATGGCCTGCGCCCGCTGTGCAATGATGGGTTGCGCCTTGCGGAACTGCTCCTCTGTCACATAACGGACGCCAGCTTGTTCAGTGACGGTGTAGTTGATGTCGATTGTCGCGTCTTCGCTGTTCATGCGACGCAGGCCATTAACTTTCTCCATTTCACTCTTGGGCACGACGCGCCCATTGACGCCGGGGAAGAAGAACTCAGGCTCTTTCTCGCCGACCACGTAAGCCTCGCCCTTTCTGGCATTGCCACCCTCAGCCAGGAAGCCGCCGAAGGTGAAGCTTGGGGCGAAGCCGGGGATCAGGCTCGGGGCGCCCAGGAAGCTGCTCAAGATCCCGCCGCCGGCCGCCGCAGGGGGAGCGCCGCCGAGCAGGCCGCCGAGGGCCCCGGCGAGCTGGCGTTGCAGCAAGGCGGTGAGCTGCTGCTGCGCGGCATCGGCGAACGAACGGGCAATGTTGTTGAGCATGTCGCGGCCGACATCCTCGATCTTCTTGGAGCCGTTCGCAATGTCAACGAGCCCATTCGTCAATGCGCCAGAGATCGCATCCGAAACGCCGACAATACTCTTCTCAAGATTGTCCCAGACAAGCCGTTGATTTTCGAGCAGTTGCGACTGCTTGGCAAGCTCGGTGGCCCTGGACGTATCGCCATTGAAGTCACGCATCCCCTGCTCAAACGCCCTGGCGCCAGTGCCGATCAGGCCAGCACGAAGACCGGCGCCGACAAGTCCGGTGTCGCGTTGCAGTTCATTCATCTGCCGCCGGAACTCGTTTTGCTTGCGCAGTTCTTCTGTTTCGCCGGCCAGGCCAAGTAGTTTGCGCTGCTGCGCTTCTTCGGCTTCCTTGTATAGCGTCGAAGCCTTCATTAGCTCGACGTTGCTGGCTTCGAGCTGACCATTCTCCAGCGCAGCAGACTGAGCCTTGGCCACGGCCAGCTCCTCTTGCATCTGCAAGATGGCGCCCCTGGCGCGGTCCATGCCTTGCAGGCGATTGTTCAGTTCTATGTTTGTAAGACGCTGCTTCTCTTCCTCCCTTGCAATGTTGAGCGCCAGGTCAGCTTGCGTGTTGACTTGCGCCAGCATCGCGGCATTGTTGCCGTACTGCTTTTGCACGCCAGCGATGGCATTAGCCCGATCTTTCTCGATCTGCGCAACCCGAGCCGTGCCTTCCGCCTCGGCATCGAGCAGTGAGGCCCCTTGATCGCTGAGGCCGAGGATCTGCCGCCGCGCCTCGACTTGCAGCTTCAGGGCTTCGTGTTGCTGCTGAAGCTGAGGAAGCTGGTTATTTTGCAGGATCTGCTCAATTTGCCCAAGCTCGATACCTTTCTGGCGAAGCTTGATCTGCGCCTCGTAAATGCGCTGTGCATCACGCTCGCTCAGCTTAAGTATCGAGCGAGCCGCCATGTTCGCGGCGTTGGATGGGGCGGCCGATGGCGTGGGGCCGATCGGCGTGGGCCTGAAGACAGGTGCCGGGATGTTACTGAGCTGCGCGGCGGTGCCAGCCTGCGGAACGGGCGTTGCGCGACCTGCTCCTGGCTTGACCAAGATTCGGTCGAGGTGCAGCAACTTCATTACTCCCATCGGAGTATTGATGATGCCCACAACGCCGCCGCCGCCACTTTGGGCGGGCGTCATCGAACCTGTCAGGGTGGCTCCACCCGTTAGGGTGATAGGCGTTCCCTTGGGAGTGCCAAAGTCAATTCCGCGATGGAATGACGACGCCCCTGCGGTAGGAGCACGCCGAGGCCCGTAGGGGCTGGTGACACCGAAGCTCGAAGGAAGTCTGCCGGCAACGCGAATGAAGCGATCCGCGTCAGCAGATGTAATCGGCCTGCCGTCTGCCCAGCGAACGTCAAGATGAGGCCCAGTTCCTACGCCAGTGTTTCCGGTGAGGGCAACCACGCCAGTTGACGCCGCCGGCAGCGCGGCACGAGCGCCCGAAGCGGCTCCACTGCCTCCCGCCCCCGGCGCACCCATCGGAACGCCGGCAGTCAATGCCGCCTGCCGCTGATAGTCGGCCGCCTCCCTGGAGCGTTGCAGAACATAATCCGCAACTTGCATCTTGTAGTCTTCAACCGAGCGGATATACGACAGCTTGCGCCGCTCAATGTCCTCAATCTCGCGTGCGTTCGTGCGCTTGTAGTCTTCCGAGTCACGGTTGAGCCGTGCCATCGCAAGCTCAAGCCTTCTACGCGACTGCTCAATATCCGATTCACCTTCCATCCTCGCCCGCATTGCCTCGCGGACATTGCTCAGCAGTTGTTGCTCGAACCCGACGGCAGCCGCGAAAGCCTGGCGTGCAGACAGATCACTGCCCTCGATGCGGTTCTGTGCCGCGCCCCTGATGTTCTCGATCTGCTTCTCCGCCGCCTGCTGCCGCAGCTCGAATATCTCGCGCTCCTTTTTGTAGCCGTAGTCAGCGATCTCCCTGTTGATGTCCGCGCCGTCGCGTTGCAGATCATGCGCCCGGCGTTGCAGGTTGAACGCTTCACGATACGCCGACCTGATGTCATCAGCGGCCTTGCGGGACAGGTCGATACGCCTTGACTCCGCTTCGTATGCCTCGTCGGCTTTGAGAGCGACGCGAGAAGGCGCAGCGGCAATAATTTTCTCAACCCGACCCTGAGACCTCCCACGCGATCCAGCGTCCTCAAGGCGTCCCGTAAATGGGTTGTAGCGATAATTGCGCTTCGACGTATCTACGCCTTCCTGCCCCTTGGTAAGTCTATTGATGATCGAAACTAGATCATTCAGGAACACCGTAAGGCCGATGACAGCGGGAATGACCGATCGCTGTAAATTGCCGCTTAGGACTGCCCAGGACTCCTGCAACTTCTTTTGCTCGCCGTTTAATGCGTTCAGCTCCTTCACCGAACCAGCGCCAAGACGCTTCTCGACCTCCTGAAGCACAAGGGTTTGCGCGTCATAAGCGCGGCCCACGTCCTGAAGCGACTTGACCTGAAACTTGAGGCTATCGCTGACATTGAAACCGCTTTTTTCGAGAGCGGTCATTGCATCGTTGGGAGCCTTCAGTGATCCGGCAAGCTCCTTCAGGTTGTTGACCGTGGTGTCGATGGCGCCACCGACCGCCGTGCCGACCAGGGACAGGCCGAAGCCAAACGAGCCGCCCATCAGGCCGCCGCCAAA